CTAAAGGAAAGAGACCAAGCCGAGAAGAGATGACAAAGGTTGTATCGGCTAAGGTCGAGAAGCCTCCTGTGCAAGAACTCAAGGCAGATGATCAGGATTACTGGACTACACCTGTTGGGCAGTATAAGGGCGTAGTTGATGCACCTGTTACCTTAGATAAAGCGTTAGATCTAGTGCAAGACATTCTCGGTACTCCAGAAGCACAGGAATCACCACAATGCAAGCATGGACACATGCGATGGCGTGAAGGTGAAAAGAATGGGCGTGCTTGGGGCGGATATCAATGCAATCAAATGAATGCAGGTGGAGTTAAGTCTGACTGTCCACCTGTGTGGTATCAGCTTGGATCAGATGGTAAATGGCAACCACAGAAGGCGAGAGTCTAATGGAGTTCGTAATCATTTGGGTCGTGCTAGTGACAGTTGTCTTGGCTTTTAATTATGGGAGGAATAATGGGTAACATCGGCATTAAGATCAATGGCGAATGGGTCGATCTAATGAGCGCATTCGTACCATGTCAGTTATGCAATGAGCCAGTTGCAATCAGAGACTTAGAGGACATATCCTCTGACTCAGTTAATGGCGTTGTCACATGGCAATGCGCGAAGTGTAAAGCAGTCAATGGCTAGTCAAGCAAGGAAGCACAGAGGTTTCCGCACAGAGCGCGTAGTAGCTGAGTACCTATCGACTTGGTGGCAAGGCGCATGTGTGGGAAGGGGTAGTGGCAAAGATATTGTGAACGTCCCGTTCGACGTAGAAGTAAAGGCAAGGGCTGGGTTTCAACCTTTGGCTTACTTAAAGCAATTAAAGGCTCGGACAGCCGTTTCGGGGGAATTGGGCTTCGGAGTTATTAGACTCAACGGACAAGGTGAGGATGCGCGTGAGTATGCCGCCATCATCCGTCTAGAGGATCTATTGCCACTACTCATATTAAAGTACGGTCATCTCGATAACGAACCCACAGAGGCAGATATTGACCGCTGCGAAGCCTGTGGGTCTTACATGATAAGGAAGTGCTTAACTTGCCAGCCTACGACTATAGATGTGCTAAATGTAATCTCACGAATGAGATCACCCATGGATGGCACGATCGACCAATGATTCCATGCACATACTGTAACGAGCCTATGACTAAGGTTATTGCAGCTTCTCCAGCACACTTTAAGGGCACAGGATGGGGAAAAGATGCTTAAAACTGTATTAGATCCAGCAAGTAGCATGAGATCGTTTTACTTTAACAAGACAGATGAGCGAGTGGTATTTGGTGACATTCGAAAGGATGAGACACATCTACTCACCAATGGTCAGACTATTAAGATTAAGCCAGATGAGGTCATGGACTTCAGGGCAATACCTTATCCAGATGAAACATTCCAAATGGTTGTATTTGATCCACCACACATGCTACGACTATCTGAGAAGTCATGGATGCGTAAGAAATATGGAGTGCTAGATAGCCAGACATGGCGTGAAGATTTAACTGCTGGCTTTGCTGAATGTTTCAGAGTCCTAAAGACAAATGGCACATTAGTGTTTAAGTGGAATGAAGTGTCTATTGGACTAAAAGAAATCTTAAAATTAACCGATCAAAAGCCTATATTGGGTCATCCTAGCGGTAAGCGCATGGGTACTCATTGGGTCTTATTCATCAAATAGTTATCCACAGAAGTTATCCACAGGGGGTACAAAAGTGAAGACACGCCCAAGATTTACGCTGTTGCTTGACAAGCCGATTATGCTAAGTACGCAGAGCCTATCAAAGGCTCACCGCGGGCGCCTTAGGCGCATAGCCCGCGGGGTGCTGCTAGCATTTGGGATATCTCTATTCTCTATGCAGAGTGTAAGCTCTACAAGCATTAAAGAATATGTAACACATAAAGAATTTGCATTACATTTACTTAATTATGATTATCATCAATTTAACTGTTTAGATAAGTTATATACAAAGGAATCTAATTGGAGACCAGAAGCTAAAAATGGTTCTCATCATGGAATACCTCAAGGGCGCAGCCAGTACCTTGCTAGGGTAGATGGCTATAAGCAGGTACAGTGGGGTCTTAACTATATTGGTCATCGTTATGGTGAACCATGTATTGCATTAGATCATTGGAAGGCTAAGGGATGGCATTAGATAAGCTGAACAGTAGGCGTTACCGCGAGCAGCGTGAACGTGTGTTCAAGCGTGATGGTCGTGTATGCCAGATATGTGGCACAGATGAGGGTGAGATGCACATTGATCATGTCATACCTCGCAAGGTAGGTGGCACTCATGACCTTGATAATCTTCGTGTGTTATGCAAGTCATGCAACCTGCGTAAGGGTGCGCTCAATGATGGCGTTTTTTTAGCACGAGCGGCTACCCCCCCTGTCTTTTCGGGCAATATCTCCCCGATGCAGTCCGAGACGATGCTGGACAGTCCTTTTAAGACCCGACCCAATCCAAATCAATGACAAATACGCCTAAAAGAAAACAGAAGCTACGAGGGGCAACCAAGCCACGGCTTCACAGTCCACTTCTCAAGGGCGAAAACAAGCTGCAAGATGTCAAAGACTTGTGCGAGATTGTGAAAATGCCGCTCATGCCTTGGCAGGAATTCGTGCTCAAGGACATGCTTACTGTGGACAAGAAGGGCATGTGGGTTCGTAAGACAAACCTCATTCTTGTAGCACGACAGAATGGCAAGACCCACTTGGCTCGTATGCTGATTCTGGCTCACCTGATCAAGTGGAATACCAACGTCCTGATCATGAGCTCTAACCGCTCGATGGCACTAGATACCTTCAGACAAGTAACTCACCTATTGGAGACAAATGACCACCTTAAAGGATTCGTCAAACAAATCAGACACGCTAACGGCACAGAGTCTATTGAGATGTTATCTGGAGCAAGGCTTGACGTTGTCGCAGCAACTAGAGACGGCTCTCGCGGTCGATCAGTCAATGGATTGCTCTACATCGATGAAGTCCGAGAGATCACAGAAGATGGATTTAGAGCTGCTACTCCTACAACTAGAGCTCACCCAAACTCTCAAACGCTTCTTACCTCTAATGCAGGAGACGCTTTCAGCACTGTACTCAACGACTTACGGGAAAGAGCTATCGACTACCCACCAAAGTCTTTTGGATTCTATGAGTACTCAGCCCCTCAATATTGCAAGATAGACGATCGCAATGCATGGGCTTTGGCTAACCCCTCACTCGGTTACACCATTACAGAGGATGCGATTGAGGAAGCGATTGCTACTTCACCGATTGAAAATACTCGTACGGAAACTCTTTGCCAATGGATCGACTCCCTAAGTAGCCCTTGGCCGCATGGTATTTTGGAAGAAACATCGGACTCCGAGCTTGAGATGGCGGTCGGTGCGTACACAGTATTTGGCTTTGATGTAAGTCCTAGTCGTAGAAACGGTTCATTGATTGCCGGTCAGTTGCTCCCAGATGGAAGGATTGGCATCGGTATTCTGGAAACTTACAGCTCACAAGTTGCCATTGATGAGCTGAAGATGGCTGCATCAATTAAGGCTTGGGCAGACATCTACAAGCCTCGCCTAGTCTGTTTTGACAAGTACGCCACCCAGACCATTGCAGATCGCTTGGCTAATTCTGGAGTCGTTGTCGAAGATGTCTCAGGTCAGCAGTTCTACAAAGCCTGTGGAGATTTACTTGAAGGCTTGGTCAATCATCGTGTGGTACACAATGGACAGGCTGAATTTATCCAGCAGATGAATAACTGTGCAGCTAAGGTCAATGATTCAGCATGGCGTATCATCAAACGAAAGTCAGCAGGTGACATTTCAGCACCTATCGGCATCGCTATGGCTGTTTCCAAGTTAATGATCCCTCAGCCTAAGCCTCAGATTTATGGTTAGACACGCCCATAGCATGTTGTCTAATTACTTGACAAATGCTACAATTTATGACTATGGGTCTATTCCGCAAAACCGAAGCAATCTCTGAAGATAAGCGTTCGTCGCTTTTAGCGCAATACGCCCCTAGCATTATGGGAGAGAATCTCAACTCCCTTTACAACTACATCCTTCCACGCGTTCAACGCAACGAAGCTATGTCTGTGCCGTCAGTTGCAAAATGCCGAAACCTTTTGAGCGGTGTCATCGGTGGACTGCCTCTTAACCTTTACCGTAACTCAACAGGTGAAGAATTAGGAAACCCTGTGTGGGTTGATCAGCCAGCTGTTAATCAGCCTCGCTCTGTAACAATGGCGTGGACTGTAGATTCATTGATGATGTATGGCGTTGCTTACTGGCAAGTCACAGAAGTTTATGCTGAGGATGGCAGACCTTCTCGCTTCCAATGGATTCCAAATGTTAAAGTTACATTCAACACTGATCTTTACGGCATGACTGTCACTCAGTATTACATCGACGCAGTTGCAGTACCGATGTCAGGTCTCGGATCTCTTGTGACATTCCAATCATTTGATGAAGGTATTTTAGAGCGCGGATCTGAAACAATTAGAGCTGCAATCGACCTTCGTAAAGCAGCAGTATTAGCTGCGAGCACACCGATGCCGTCTGGAGTATTGCGTAACAATGGTGCAGACCTAGATCCTAAAGAGATTGCCGGTCTATTAGCAGCATGGAAGAACGCTCGTCAAAATCGTGCGACTGCTTACCTAACTTCTACTCTTGAGTATCAACCAACATCATTCTCACCTAAAGACATGATGTATGACGAAGCGCAACAGTTCTTAGCAACTGAAATTGCTCGACTATGCAACATCCCTGCTTACATGCTTTCAGCTGAAGCCAACTCATCAATGACTTATGCGAATGTACTTGACGAGCGTAAGCAATTCTTCTCAATGAGCCTTGCTCCATATGTAAATGCCATTCAGGACAGGCTCTCAATGGATGACATCACCGCTAGAGGCAATTCCGTGCGTTTCGATGTGGACTCATCATTCTTAGCAACAGAACCAATGGAGCGCTTGCTAGTGATTGAAAAGATGTTATCTCTAGGCTTGATCACAGTTGAACAAGCCATGGAGATGGAAGATTTAACACCTAACGGCAGCGAAGGAATCGAATAATGGAAAACCAAGTAATCACCTTCACGGCAGGACTTATTGCCAATGTTGAAGAACGCTTAATCTCAGGCAAGATCGTGCCAGCAGGCACAGGCGAAGTCGGTAACACTTCAGCAGGTAAGGTTGTATTCGAGAAGGGCGCAATCGCACTTCCAGAAGATCCTAAGACTGTCAAGTTACTTAACCAGCATGACACACGCCAGCCACTAGGCAAGGCAACACAATTCACAGAGCAAGAAGATGGCATTTACGCATCGTTCAAAGTTTCACGTTCTAATCGTGGATCAGAAGCTCTTATCCTTGCAGAAGAAGGCTTACAGTCTGGCTTGTCTGTAGGCGTAGAAGTAATTAAGTCAAAGCAGAAGGGCAACGTGATGTTCGTATCCGCTGCAAAACTGCTAGAGGTTTCATTGGTAACAGAGCCAGCATTCAAGTCTGCTCAAGTTATTGATGTAGCGGCTGAGGAAACTCCAGAGGTCGTAGAAGAAAACACAACAGAAAGCGAGACAGCTGTGGAGAATACTCCAGAGACAGTTGCAGCACCAGCAGTAGAAGCAGCAGCGGTTGAAGCTGCTCGTCCAACTGTAGTGACAGCAACTACATTCGTGCGTGAGCGCGTAGCACCAATTACATCAGCACAGTACCTAGAAGCAAACATCAAGGCAGCACTTGGTGATGATGAGTCACGCCGCATCGTTCGCGCAGCAGATGACTCAACATCAAACAACACAGGCTTGACACTTGCACCACACCTAAACACTTTCATCACTGACACCTTCACAGGCCGTCCAGCGTTCGAAGCATCAACACGTGCAGCACTAATCGATAACGGCATGAGCTTCACAGTTCCACGCCTTTACACAAACGCTACTTCAGCAGATGTTGCTCCAACAGTTGCAGACACAAACGAAGGTTCAGCACCATCTGAGACAGGCATGACATCTGCATACGACACAGTGAACGTTAATAAGTTCAGTGGACTTCAGAGAGTTAGTTTCGAGCTTGTAGATCGTTCATCACCTGCGTTCATGGAACTAATGATGGTTGAACTTCGCAAGGCATACGAAAAGGCAACAGATGCAGCACTTCTAGCGGAGTTCGTATCTAACGGAACAACAGCAGCAACAACAGCTGCAACAGCAGCAGGACTACAGTCATTCGTATCTGTAGAAGGTGCAGCAGCATACAAGGGTACAGGCGGAGACTTCGCCAACAAGCTAGTCGCTTCAACTGACCAATGGGCTGCTATCACAGGATACGCAGACACAACAGGTCGCGCACTCTACTCAGCACAAGGCGCAACATACAACGCAGCAGGTACAGCAGTAGCAACATCTGTTCGCGGAAACGTTCTTGGAACTGACTTGATCGTAGATCACAACATCACAACTTCAGGCGTAATCGATAACTCAGCGTTCTTGGTTGCTCCATCATCAGTCTATGTCTGGGAATCACCACAGACACAGCTTCGTGTCAATGTATTGACAACAGGCGAAATCGAAATCAACCTTTACGGATACCTAGCAATTTACCTTGCTAAGTCAGGTAAGGGCGTTCGCAAGTTTAACCTAACTTAATAACAGGTTACTAAGTCGCTCAGAGGGGCTGTAGCCCTCAGCCCCTCTGGGTCTTTAGAAAGGATCATCATGGCACTAACAACAGTCGCAGAGCTCCGATCAACCCTCGGAGTCGGTACGTTGTACCCAGATGCCACCTTGCAGGAAGTGTGCGATGCTACAGATGCCGTCCTACTTCCAATGCTATGGGCTAACACTAACTTCGCCTCATCCCATTCTAATCAGGGAACAGTAGGCACTTTATATTTCGACACTAATGTTCAGGACACTTACTATGTAAATCAGAGCGTAGTGATCACAGGTGCGGGATCGCACTTCAATGGCAATAAGACAATCACAGGCGTAGGCGAGTACAGCATCACTGTCACGACCAACCATGTCACAAACAATACCAAGCATCCTTTTAATCCTTTTGCAACAATCACAGCATCTACTTACACAGACTGGGCAGAAGATGCAGCAGTGCAGCAAGCAGCTTTGATGATATCTGTTGAAATCTGGCAAGCGCGTACCGCCACCCTTTCAGGCAGTAACGCTGTAGATTTCCAGCCAAGCCCTTACCGAATGAGCGCACAGCTTCTCGCTAAGGTGCGAGGATTGATCGCACATGCCCTCAGCCCTAATTCGATGGTGGGATAATGTCAGTTGCGATTACTAACCTTAGAACCACATTAGCAACGGCTTTAATTGAAGATTCCGTGTGGCAGGTGTTCGCCTTCCCACCGGCCACAGTCCTTGCTAACTCTGTAATTGTTAGCCCAGATGATCCTTATCTGACACCGAATAACAATCAGCACATTTCAATTAGCCCTACTGCCAATTTCAAGATTATTATGACTGTGCCTTTGTTTGACAATGAAGGAAACCTTAACGGCATTGAAGATGTAGTTGTTGGAGTGTTTAACAAGCTCTATGCCAGCGGCTTGACCTATAATGTAAGCGCAATCAGCGCACCTAGTATTCTCAATGCTGCAAGCGGGGAACTGCTCAGCTGTGAGATGTCCGTATCTATCCTAACAAGTTGGAGTTAATATGTCCGAGTGGGAAAAAGAAAACGAAGCCTTCCTGATCAAAATCGGGCAGGTAGCACCAACAGCAGCAAAGCCAGCAACTACTAAGAAGGACGAGGAATAATCTCATGGCTGTATTTCTAAATAACAATGTAGGTGTGAAGATTAACT